ATTTGAGAAGAACAAGAAACTTCCTAAAGATTTTAATTTGACCACTCTTGTGAAAGTCAAGTTGTGGTAAAGTATTTACACATTGATAAACTAATTGGAGGATTACATGATGAAAGTTGAAATCTATTCAGATTTTGTTTGTCCGTTTTGCTACATTGGAGAAACAGAATTAAATAATGCTGCTAAAGCTACTGGGTTAAATGACCATATGGTTGTCAGTTACCGTTCTTTTGAATTAGATCCTACTGCTCCTAACAAAAAAACTCACACAATGAAAAACCTTATGAAACAAAAAACTGGCGGGAACCAAGAACAAGCAGATCAAATGATTCAAAGTTTGGTCGACCGGGCAGATGGTTTAGGTCTTGAGTATAATTATGACAACTTATTGTCGCAAAATACGTATAAAGCCCATCGAGTTGGAAAATTAGCAAAAGAAAAAGAGAAAGAGTTGGAATTCCACGAGGCATNACGTGGCGCTGGACAATGGCGTTTGCAGTGGGTCCTAAGTTTTCAAGATGCTCAATATTCTTTGCATACCTTAGTACCGCATTGGCCAGAGCCTTCGCCTGAGAGCCGTTGGCTTGGCTTGTTTGGTTGAAGAATTTCCGCACTTCTGGGTTTTCTCGCATCATCCGGGCATAGAAGTGACGGGTCAAAAGCTCACCGCCACCTTCCAGAATAGGAATCGTTGCTTTAATTACGCTGATTTCGTCCTGAGTCAGAGGCATATTTCCAAAATATGGAACCGATCCACAAGCAAGCCTTTATTATATGCTCAGCTCAAGGGTTAGGTTTATCGGCATCGGGAATCGAACGGTTTTTATTGGTGTCTCGAGAGAGAGCTGTGGCTTCTTCTAAAGTCAAATGAACGTACAATCAAATTGTGAAAATTTGAGATAAAGGCTCAATTACACTCCCCAGCTACATTACCCCTTCCCAACACAGGAAACTCAGAAATAAATAAATAAAGAAATCTCTTTCGTTTCGTATCATCCCGAAACCCGTACCCAGAGGGTGAGTTCACTTAACGGTCTTGAGGGGCATTACATAGCCAAAATAAAGTAATAAAATGGTTATAAACATAGTCGGGACATTGTGAAATGGTAGTTTTCTTTCATTAGATTCATTCACGTTTTCCCGAGCTTTATCATGCTAAGGCGAGTTTTGTGTGCGGCTATCGATTTCTCCACACTGTAACTTCTAGCTGCATCTAGCTCCGTGATTAGTAATATCATCGGCCACAGATCTGCATAGAAGCTTACCTGAGCGATGTCACCGAGGAGGCGACACTATAAGGATAACGAGATATTTCACATTTGAGGCCCGGCTTGGGATAAGGGCTCGCAGCCTGGCAGGTAAATGGATGGCGTCTATGCTGGTGCATTCGCTGGCGTTGTTACCACGGTAACAATGCATCCATTGGATCTTGCCAAAGTCAGGCTCCAAGTTGGCCGAGAAACATCGCTGATGAATGTTCTGCGTGACCTGGTGAGTCACAGATGGACCAATGCATACCGAGGTCTCACCCCGAATCTCATAGGAAACGCCGCTGCATGGGGCGCATATTTCGGATGTTATGAAGTCTTGCAGAAATTTGCATTTGGATCAACCCTGCAATTGCGCGAAACCAGCACCAGCCATCTTGGCTGCGCATTCACAGCGGGTATAATGTCTCAGGCGTTGACGAATCCGATCTGGGTTTTAAAAACCCGCATTCTGGGATCGAAGCCAACGGATAAATACGCATCACCCCGGCTTTGGAAAAACGTAAAGGCGATATATGCACGATCGGGAGTGAAGGGGTTTTGGCGTGGATTTTGGCCCGGGACATTAGGCACTGCACAGAGTGCGCTTTACTTTGCATTGTACGCCCCTATAAAACCTTGGATACGGCAAAATATCCAATTGCCAGACACAGCCACCTATTTTGTGTCTTCAACGATTGCTAAGTCCATTGCGGCTACCGTCATGTACCCGCACCAAGTAATACGAGCGCGCATGCAGTTCAGTGAAATGAAGCTTTTAGAAGCCATCCGCGATGTTCTGCTCAAGGAACGTTGGGTGGGGTTTTATCGCGGTATCTCCGCAAATCTTGTGAGAGTTGTACCTGCAATGGCAATCACGATTATGTCTTATGAAACTGCCCGAGACTGGCTTGACAGCAGAAAAAGTACTACCTCTAATATTGATAAGAACTAAGGAATATTTTCAGCTGGAATGACAAAAAAAAATCATCTTTTTATTTCATAAATTATGCTACTTAATTTAAGCCTTATATTTTACGTATCTCACGGGTAAGATGGAAACGATTGATCCGGCATCAGCTGGTGCACAGATGGTAGATGCGAAGTGGCGTCCATGGGTGGCATGGGCATAAAATTTGACTGTGGCGGCAGAACCATACCATTGGAAGAGACTTGCTGAAACGGCGGTGATACGTATTTCGAGGGATCCATCATTTGCTGCTGCTGATACATGACCATAGCCGGATTCGGGTATTCTGAAGGTCGAACCACCGATTGGTGGGCAAACTGCACGGGATCAGGAAAAGAACCATAAGACAGGGGTGGCTGCTGACTTTCCGTTCGCGAGGGGTTGTCCTCAGCGCCATAAGCTATGAAGGGGGTCATTTGGTGCTTATGATGATCCTGCTGTTGCTGCTGCAGGTGCTGCTCTTCCCTTTGGCGTTGATTACTGGCGCCTGGCGATGGAGAGGATACCCCTCGTGGGGCCGGCGAAGCAGGCTCCCGGACAGCAATAGTTTTGGTTCCCTTTCCACGCCCTCGTANACCCTCATCATTAAAATCAGTTACAATACCCGTTTCATAAATACGGTATAAACGATATTTATTATCTTTACCTATCTTGAAGTCTTGGTATTCTACAGTAGGATTAACAAACTGATGTCTCATACTTACTCTAAAGTTTTCTGAAGTCTTCATATCTTTAAGGATTTGAGCAGTTAAGAAACCTTGTCCTACATTAAGTTGTCCATAAAGTTCATTCATATTTATGTCTGCAAAACCTGTTTGTTCTGCAATATACATAAAATCTTTAAGTCTATCTACATCAGAAGCATGAACTTTAAGTATACTTGTAAATTCTATGTTACTTGTATCAGATACATCATAGATATAAGAGTCACTAACAATACCTTCTATCATATTATCACTAATAACTTTTACACCTAATACTTCAAATTCTTTTTTCTTTAACTTATTTAAAAATGATTGTATTTTCATTTCTTTAATTGTACTTTTCATTTCTGTTTTATCCATAACTCTAATTCTATCCTTTCTTTTGGTCTTTAGATTCATTAGTTAGACTTCTAGCTTTCCTACCAGAAACTCTAACCCTATATCTAAAGATAATAATTAAGTTTGTTTGAGTAAATGTTCTTTGTTCTCTAATACTACATTTACCTAACAACTTTTTCCCTTTTCTTATATAATATACCCTATCTGTATGAAGAATATCTTCCGTTTTCTTATGCTGTCTTACTGTAAGGAATTGTTCTTTAATATTTAAGAAATCTGTAATTAAATTTAAGGCATATTTTCTTTGTAGACTTAAATCTTTAGATGATACATTTTTATATACTTTAACAAAAGCTATTTTATACTTAATTGTTTTAGCACTATCACTAATTTCTACTTTCTTTCGTTTATAAAATAAGGGTTTGTTATTTACACCTAACATATTTCCTAAGGGAGCATAGTTAACAAAAGGTTTATTTTTCTTTGTCAAGTAAATCCCCCATTTCTGTGTTTAAAGCTTTAAAGAAGTTATCTTCAACAATCTTCCATCTATCATTATAACCATAAATAACAGTTCTTGTAAAGAGTTTATAAGCATTATTCCATCCTAAATAACTAAGTAAACCATTAATAATCTGTGGTTTTGTATTTCTTTTTCTAGAAAAAGCTAAGTTATTCGCATGCCCTTCACCTGAAGAGTGTCCTTGAGCATTAATATTGTATCCTGTTCTAAATGTAACAGGGTCTCTTACGTACCTCATTAGAATAAGTAATACGTTCTTCCATAAAATATTCAAACAATGATAAGGATTTCTATGTGGGCTATATGTTGCTTGCTTGTACTTACCTATCATTACTTCACCCTTAAACTCTATATAACTTAAAATACCTACATGATTATGGTTATGGTCTTTTAAAATCTTCTCTACTTTAGGTAAATGTTTGTCATGACAGAGTACATATACATAAGAACACACCTGACTATAGTAAAACATTTGTTTATTCAGTCTATGTGTGGAATCTCTCTCTGTCTTGATTTCTATACCTAATGTATGCCCGTTTTTATCTAATACAAAACAGTCCATAATACACTTACCTTGTGCTATAGCTTTCTCATTATATATACGAATGTCATCTATATCACTTGTAATCCCATCATCGTAGAATAAATGTCTTTCTTTTAATACTGCCTTCTTGATATCTGCTTCATAAAATTTCTTAGACATTGATATTATCTTCCACCATTCTCTGATACTCTGAAATAACACTTTCTAATGGAACATAAGACTTAACCCAAGATATTGTTTCTAATGAAATAAACACTCCTGTGTAGTCCCCACCTGTTTGTTTTGCTCCTTTATTACTATAAATCGTACCTTCAGGTCTACGTTCAAAGAAACCTTTACCATACTTACCTGTAATAGTATCTCTACCATTATGAACAACTACAGAAGCAAATAAAGGGTCTTCATAAACAGTTTTATACTCATACTTATCTCCTACACTACGTCTAATAGAATCACTTAATGTTGTTCCTCCAGGTAAGAGTTTATCAGTTTTATTGATAGAAACTTTCTTATGTGCTCTTGTAGGTTTATCAGACTTAGGGTCTTGCACCCTATAAACTAACACATACTCCTCTCCATATTCCTCAATATAAACTATGTAATACTGCGGAACATCTTTAAAGTAATATATACCTTCACTAATACGTGTTGTTAGGTTATTTTCTTCCATATTTAAGTTACTGAATTCCATCTATTTCACCTCTCTCTATCTATTATAGCATAAAAAAAGAGATAAGTCAAATTACTTATCTCTCTTCTGTAACAATGATACAATTAAATTACCTAGTAAAGTACATACAGTATATAAGATGTAAGCACCTACTGTTACCCATATTACATTATTAAATGTAAATGATAAAGGTGTAGTAGGTATTTTTAAAACTATACATCCTACAATAATAAATACCAATTGAGGTACAATTGTATAACTATATGTCCATTTAGGAAAGCTCTCTCCTGTTCTTTGGAAAGCTTTCCTTTCTTCAATTAGTCCTGTAGTTACTTGAACAGCTGTGTTAACTGTTGTGACAAATAATAAAACATATATAACAATATTAATTAGTTCCATTTGCTCACCTACAAATAAACTGTTTTAAGTTCAATATCATCTGAATTATGTTCCAAGAACAATAATTGCTGAGAAGGTGCTGTACGTGATAAGTTAAGTTCTTTGCTATATGTGTTATAACCAATCGTACTACCTACTGTAATATGTTGTCTTGTATAATCTTCTTGTTTAACTTTAAGATGGTGTACATGTCCTGTAATAAGGATATCAAACACTTGGTCTTTAATAAACTTAGGAATATGGTTTACATTACCTTTAAGTGTATCTCCATGATTTACAATAATATTCTTACCACATACTTGGTCTTCAATTGTGTATACATCGTCCCTATTATCAATAATTTCAATACCATTAAATAATTCTAATTCCTGTAAATTAATCAATGTATCTAAAACAATGTAAGCTACATTATCATTGTAAATCTTTTCATTCTTATTACCTTGTAAACGGTCATGATTTCCACCAATCATACCAAACTTCAAGTTACCTTCAGTTACATCACTAATTTGTTGGATTACATCAATCAATAATCGAGTACCTTTTGTAATTTGCTCTGATAAAGTAAACTCTGTATCAAATGCTTGGTTTACATTTCTCATTGAAACGTGTTCGATAAGGTCTCCTACAAAGTATATTGTAACATTACGAATATCTCTTTCCAAGATTTCTTTTACTGTTTTATTAACAAAGTGTTGGATACGTTCTTTTAAGATTTCAAAGTTATATCCACCTGTTTTAGAATCTTTAAACTGGTAACCAATATGAGTATCGCTCAATAATACAACTAATTCTTTATCATTAGACTCTTTAATAGTAATACCTGATTCTCTATCTAAGATAGGTTCCTCAATAGACTTAAAATCTTCTCTTAAGTCTTGCATAAGTATTGTAGTATAAGCATGAGGTTCTTGTTGTTTCCTAACCTCTCTTAGTTCGGCTAACCTACGCTTGTTATCTACAACATAGTTAGATACAGCATCTACGAGTTTCTTATCTTCAAAAGGTTTATCACCTGTAACTCCTTCTACTGTATCTAAAGTAATTTCACCATCAATTGCTTGTTCTTTAATATCTGCTAAATAATTATCAGCATCGATTTCATTATAAATCTCTTGTATCTCTTTTGCCCTTACTCTATCTAATCCTAGTTCATTGATAATCTTATTGAATTTAGATGATACAATCTTACCTTCATCTCTTAATAAGACACCAAAGACGACTGCATATACTTCTTCTACTGTGTTAAACTTCATTGTTCTCCTCCATAAATTTCTTTATTTGTTTTCCTAATACGTTAATGTGACTAGGTATAAACATACTTACAATATTTGAATGTTCTGGATAGTCTAAGTTAAATATTTCACACACTTTATCTTTGTCTACATCTTTCATATAAATAGTTAAGATGTCATTATTACTTCTAGTTTGTGAAACAGTAATAAATAAACCACTTGTATTTTTAAGTGCTTCGTGTGCTAATAATATCTTAAGTTTAGGGTCATTCTCATATAATAAATAGATATGTTTATCACCTATATTACTATAATAACACTTTTCTATTAATTCGTCAAGCTTAATTGGGTTATTATCCGAAATAAAACTTTGAATATTTTGATTGTATTCTAAAAAGTTAAAGTAATTATCGTGTTCTAATGCTACTCTCTTAAGTTCTTTGCTACTTTCAAGTAAACCTAAATAAAGTAATTGATGAATGATACTATAATGTTTCTTATCTTCTCCTACAGTATTAAAACCTTGAGGCATTGTACCTATGTTAGTGATAAAGTAAGTATTCTTGTTTTTAAAATAATCAAACTTACCTTCTTTATAGATGAAACCGATTAAAATATATTGTTCATTATCTACATATCTAATAGGTTCTTTTTCTATATCTGATATACCATGAGTTTCTTTAAACAATCTAGGTATATATTTACTTTGTGTACTTTTCTCATTATATATAACTATCATATAAACCTCCTTGTCTATCCCATAATATTATCGTCATCTAATTTATCGATATACTTTCTTACAGAATCGTTTTTAGTTTCGATGTTTTTTATAGCTTTGCAAATATGATTAGTTCCTAATGTTATCGCTGCAACTATCAGTAAAGTATCGAATTTAAAATCGTGAAATTTACTCATACCTTCTTTGAGGTTGGCATATACCTTTTCAAGTTCTATTAAAGAATACATTTACTCGTCCTCCTTGTCGTACTCATAGTCATATACCAATGTACGTATATCGTCTGCTAAGTCCTGTGAAACAAATTCTGTTTTAACTTTTTTAATCACTTCATCAAAAGCCTTAGCTTTGCGATAGACTTCTTGTAGTTCTTTTAATATCTCTTTCTTTTCACTCTCGACCCACACACCTGATAACTTAGCAATTAAATTTTTCGTCTCATATTCATACGCCATCTAATCACGCTCCAATCTATCAATGTAGTTAACCAAATCTATATAACGACTTACCCCTGGGTTCATTTCTGCTTTTGTCCGTATGTGACTGGTTAGGGTGGTGTATCTATCTTCTATTACTTCAAACGATTCTTGATAGCGATAACATTTAACCCTAAGGTCTCTATAGAACTCCTGTAACTCCTCGTTCTCTCGTTCCAACCGTTTATTATTCGCACGCAAGACGATTAAATCATCCACACAGTGTTGGTACGCTTTTTTGTATTGATTAAGTTCATTCATTACTTGTCTATATTCATTTTCAGACATTGTTATTCTATCGCTTTTGACATCTATTCTCACTCGCCATCACTCCTTTATTGATTAGGTAATCCATAACTCATGCACTCATTAAACAGTTCATCTTGTGCTATCCCTTTTTTGAGTTCGTGTATTTTATTACTCACTTCTTCATTACTCATCATCTTTATTTCAGTTTTTGATAACATACCTTCTTCAGATATATCGCTGTCATAATACTGTGCTTGTAATGATTGAACATACTTTACTTGTTTATCTGTAGCCATTTTAATCACTCCTCGTAATTTCGTGTGTTCCATATCTTAACTAACTTATCTACGCTATCTGTTTTAACGTGTAACCATGTAGAAGGTTGTAATTTACATTTAGTGTTAGTACATTCAACTAAAGCTTTGTCGAAACTATAACTTAAATCTGCACGACCTCCACAAAAGGGGCAGGGTTTTAATAATTCCACTCGCCATCACTCCTTTAGTAAATGTGGGTGTTCGTATATTCTTTGTCTAATAACGCTACGGTCACAACCGTATATTCTTGATATCTGACTTATGTTTAGTCCATTGTCTAAATGTGACTTTAACTCTTTCAAATCAATGTTGTATTTCCTCTTATATTTAATACCTTTCCTATTCTTATTTGCTTTAGAAATACCTTCCTTATGTTTTTCTGTAAATTCTCTTCCAGTTAAATGGTTAGATAAATGAGTAAAACTATCTAACACCTCTAAATTGTTTTTTGAAGAATCTAATTTATTTTCGTTTATATGATGAACATGCTCATTAGTTTCTAATTTTCTATCTAACCAATACATCATTAACAATCTATGAACATGATATTTTTTATCATGTATTGATACGCACGGATAACAACCATGCATATATATTTTCTTTTTGCTCAATGTTGGTTTACTCTGAAACCATAGAATTGCTTTTTCTAGTTCTTCATAATCAACAATACAATTAGCTACATTATTAAATTTAATAGGTTTTTGATTATTCACTGTCATATTCTAATAACTCCTTATGCTCAAATTTATTACCAATGATTTCAAAAAGTCCGTTTAAATCTTCATGCCATGACAAATACTGTTTAACACCTTCTGAATAAAATTTTGCACTGCCGTATTTGACTACACCAATGTGTCTACCATGTTCACCGTATTTTGTTTTAACAACATCTCCCTCAAACACCTCAACACCATGCTTGTCTTTAAGCCCTGTGGATTGGAGGAGTATAATATCCTTAAAATCTGCTACTTCTGTGTATTTTCCATTTTCATATACAATCTCTTTATATTTATAATTAATCTCTTGTACATCTACAATGATTCCTGTTCCTTTTAAATACGCTCTAAACTTAATCATCTACTCCACCAGCCCTTTATCGTGTGTCCAAATTAAATGTGGTATTCCTTTATCATCAAAATAAGTTATGCTTAATTGTTCACTCACATACATCAAGCTGTCAGATTGACTTAATACACTTTTCTTACATTTATCTTCATACCAATGTGTTTCAATTTTATCGTTGTCTTTTTTGTAAGTTAATAATAAATAATTAAACACTGTATCTTCTGTGACCTCCTCCTCGACTTCGACTGTGAAAGTGTCTTTATTATTTATAGATTGACTTGTTCTAACACCGTAACCATCTACAGAAAACTGCACATAAGGGCTGTATTCGTCATGTTCTTTTGTTAAATATAGTTTGCCTTTTACCAACTCTGGATTATTAAATCCCCACTCAATCAACTGCGGTAAGTTTAATTCTTTCTTTTGTTTAATCTTCATAACCATTCTCCTCCATTACTTTCCTGTATAGTTTAACATACTAAGATAAATAAGTAAAGCTATTTTTTTATTTTTTTATCTATCTCCTACATCTTCACAGTAGCACTCTGCTTCTATCTCTATCCATAAGTCTTCTATCTCTTTAATATATACGAAAGCTTCATCAATTGTTAGAGAGTCAAAGTCTATGTCTTCATGTATACTGTACTCCTTAATGAAAGCTACCTGTTTAGGGGTGGCTTTATTAATTTCTTTGTGTTCATGATTAAGTAATCTCTTGAAGTTTCTATTCATAACATATCTACCAATCTCATTAAATCAATAACAGTATCATTGTATTCAGGACTACCATTTAATTCTCTTAGTTTAGATAGTTTATCTTTAACTATAGCTTTAATCTTTTCATCTCTACTATCTTTAAGGTTAGGATTCTCATCTAAATATTTTAAAACTTTCTCTATATTTCCATTTATGATTTTAAAGTTTTCGTATTCAAAATCAGGTATTGTTTTAATATATTCAAACAAACCGTCTATGGAAGCTTTATTTAAATCAGCTTTATCTTTAATATCCCATGTATTTCTTAAAGTATTTTTAATATCATGGTCTTCTAACAACTTTATCCTTGATTTAATATCTCGTAATAAAACCATTTCCTCTGTCATGATTATTCCTCCTCTTTCTCTTTCTTATACATGTAACCGAAAGTATCTCCACCTGGTTCTGTGAACCCATACTCACTAATACCATATCCATTACCTACTCGAATAAAATTAATTTCATCTGCAATAGCTTGAACATTTAGTGTCTTAGTAGAAACTTTATCAAATACGACTGCAATATCTTCATTGTCTTTTACATCTTTCATTTTCTCTCTTACCTTTTCTAAATCATTCCACGTTCTAAATGTAATTACTTCCATGTAAAACCTCTCCTTTTATTTGATATGTATATACTATACCATAGTTAATAGTTTATGTCAATAAAAAAAGACCAACAAATTAATGTTGGTCTAAAATATTTTTTAAGCTTCAGGTTCTCCCGACTCTTCTGGTTGTTCAGCTTGTTCTGTTGTAAATGTAGGTACATCTACTTTAGCACTTTCCCCTGATTCATTAGAGAACGAGACTTGGAAAGTACCTTCAGGATACTCAGTTCCTGCATCTAAGCCACTAATAGTAGCTTTAGCAGAACCATCTTCCCCTACTTCTGTATATTGTACTACTTCTTCACCTTTATAAACATTGAATACTTTTGCCATAAGTTAGAGTTTCCTCCTATACGATAATATCTGCTGTTGTTTCACTTGGTTCTACAGTTACATCTTCAGGTGCATCAGGTATTGGGTCTTTTACAGTTACTTCACAAGTAGCTTGTTTATTACCTTCTTCACTTGTAACAGTAATAGTAGCTGTACCTGGACTAATTGCTAATACACTACCTGAATCATCTACAGTAGCAACGTCTTCATTATCTGAAGAGAAACTTACATTTTTATTATCTGCTTCATTAGGACTTACTGTTGCTGTTAGGGTATCTGTTTGTTCAGTTTCTAATTCTAAAGTGTTTTTATCTAAAGATACACTAACTACACCAACAGATTTAGTTTTAAATTCAGGAACATCTACCTTATCACTTTCACCCGATTCATTTTCAAAAGCAACTTGATATGTTCCTTTAGGATATGTCGTATTAGAGTCTAAGTCTGTAATTGTAACAGAAGCAATATCTCCTTGTTTTTCTCCAGATGTTAATAATTCTTCACCTTTATACAAATTTAACTTTTCTACCAAAACATTTCATCCTTTCAATTATTCAGCAGATACATCTGCTTCTTTTTCTTTTGGCTCTACGTCTACATTTTCTGGTTCTTTAGGTGCTTCGATTTCTTTTTCTTCTTTAGCTACTGATTCAGCTACACCTTCTGGGTATGGTCTCATTTCAGTACGTGTTGAACCCCAAGCAAAACGTTCTTCTCTTGCTCGTGCAGAAGGTGTATCAGAGTCTTCAAAGTTCTCTGCATCTTCATCAGAGCTATCTTTAACACCGAAAGCATCTTCTGTATTTGTAAAGAATACGTTATAAACACCTAATGTAAAGTTATCATAAGCAAATGCTAAGAAAGCTTGTAATACTTGTTTAGCTTTGTCTAATCCTTTAATATCTTCTTCACGAATAATTGGGTGTTCGTATGGGTCTGTAACTGTACTTACTACGAAATATACAATATCTCCATCAGTGTAAATGATTGGTGATTTCTTACGTGTAACAAGTGTACCTTTACCATCAGTTTCTACTGGGTATACAAAGTACTCTTCACCTTCTTGAACCACTTTATAAGAGTATACCCCATTATGTGTTCCTGTATAACCGTCTGCATTTGTTTTAACTTCTAGATATTTATTATTAATATCTACTGTACCATCTTGAAAGATTACATCTTTCAATACTTCTTTAACCATTTATTTTCATCTCCTAATTGATTTAAATTATTATTATTGTTTTCAGTAATAATATATCACTCATACGGTACTCTTCCTACATTTCCCACGTATTATTTTCAGTATTCACTCTACCTTTAACAATATCTATATCCTTATTATTACTTTCATGTGCATGTAACTTAAACCTTATAAAATCTTTTAGTTCTGTTAATGTTCGTGTAACATCTTTTCTAGGTACTTCCATTCGACTAGCTACATTAGATACAATGATAGGGTCATCTACATTCTCATCATTTGTAAATATTTCATGTAATAACTCACTCTCAACTTCAGTGAAATCAACACCATCGAATAAATAACTTACCAAATCATTCATATATAAATCACTATCACTTGATTCGATAATCGTTTCTAATGTATCATCATCATTACCAAATACAACATTAGCTTCCCTATCTCTATTCTTTTTAACATAACTATTTCTAACTCTCATTGTTAATTTACTTTTAATGTAATAAGGGAAGTCTACTTCACTATGAATATTATATTCTTTAACAAGTTTAATGAATTGCTCATTAATGTATTCTAAGAGTTCTTCTTTCTTAACATAACTATCCATTTGGTTTGCAAATCTATAATATAGAGCATATCTAAGGTTTTTATAGTTGTGCATAAGCTTATCTATGTCTCTATCTAATTCATGACTCAATCCTTCTGTATCTATTACATATCTATTTCCATTATTCAACTCATTTCACTCCGATACGGGTTAGCTCCCTCTACAATAATCTTTACTTTATTATATTTATCTTGTACATATATATCTGAATAATGAATTGTTCTAGGTACTTGGATATTTTCTCCATTAAATCTAGTAATAGAATAACCCCTACACCATCTATCATATACATCAGTAATGTAAATTACCATTGCATCTGTGTAAGGAAATCCACTTTCTTCATAGATAATATACAATCCATTCTCTTTAATATATTTGAACCTTGTCTTAATATCTCTATAAGGTTCAGGTACTGCTTCTAAATAAGATTCATCTTCTAAACTCTGTTTAATACGTTCTAGGTTATCATCAATCATATTACTTGTCAAGACACTTACCTCCTTTTAAAACAAGAAGACCTTTATTGGTCTTCCTGCTCTCCTTTTGTTTCTTCTTTAGGTTTTTCTTTTTCTAATTCATCATAATATTCTTCTAGTGCTTTATATTCAGGTATAGTTGTAATATCTACATCTTTATTCTTTAATGGTGCATACCCTTTAGGGAAATTTGCTACATAAGTACGTTTAAATAGCTCTTCAAACAACTCAGGGTCTTCCTTAAGTCTAGGAGTCCATTCAGCATCACGTAATTTAATCTCTTCACCATTTAAAGTAACATAATTTCTCCATGCTCCTTTAGTAATAAAACCTTTTTCTACTGCTTCTTGATAAATTGTATACTCAGGGTCTAAACCATTAATAACTTCTCCTGTAGGTAAATCCCATTCTGAAAGTAAATCAGCACTTGCTTTTTGATTAGGTCTAGATAATTTAGATTTCTTAGTTTCTAATCTCATAGAGTGTCCTGAATATTCTTCTTTACCTGCTGTTTCTTTATGTTGTTTTACTTGTGCTCCTTTATTAACTTTAAGTCTTAAACTAGCACTATGCTCAAAAGCTTTACCCCCACCAGATTTAACTTTATCCCCATACATACCTGCATCCATGTCGTCTCTTGCTTGGTTTACAACAATAATACCTGTGTTTGTATTATTTAATTTAGGTGTTATAGCATTAATAACTTTTTGTGTGGCAGAAGCTCTTATACCCATCTGTTTAGTATCAATACCGCCATCTATTTCTGTTTGTGAACGTGTAGCACCTAGTGAATCCCATATAAATACAATAGGAACACCTGGGTACTTCTCATTAAAAGTATCTACCCAATACTCTAACTCCTTACCTACTTGTTCAATAGATAACTCAACTGTATTTTTAAGTCTCTGACCTTCTCCTGCTTGAATAGAGAATATCTTAGTAATATCCACACCTAGTTGTTCCATTCTTGCATTATCGGCTGTACCTTCTGTATCTACCCAAACAGTAATAATACCTAAATCAATTAGTGTTTTTGTTAGGTGCACAGCAAAAGTCGATTTACCGCTACTAGGTATCCCGTAAACCTCGGTAAGTCTTCCTAAAGGAATCCCTCCACCCATAATTCTATCATATTGAGGTACTCTTGTAGGTAATATATTTTTAATATCTGCTTTGTTTGTATCTGATAGGATTGTCAATCCCATTTCTTTACCTAAATCAATTGTATTTAAATCAGACATATCAAATTGTTTTTTACTGCTTCTTGCCATAAATCTTTTCCTCCTTTTGTATACCTAAAAAATAAAGTAGCACAGTTAAGTGCTACTATTAAATTCTTATAGTCCAATATTCCCTAGAATATCGTCTACACTCTTCATTTTGTTCTGTGATTGCTGTTCTTGAGGAATATTAGGTTGTTCTTGTTGTTGTTGTGCTTGTTGTTGTTGTTGTGTATTGAATGGTACTTGTGAGTCATCTACACTACCTGTACCCACACCAGACCATGGATTACCTTGTTCTGGTTGTGATTGTTGTTGAGCTAAGTTATTCCAATCAACATTACCTTGTTGAGTAGATTGAGACTGTTGAACAGGCTGTTGTTGCTCTACAGGTTGACTTTGAGTTGGAGCTCCTAAGTTTGAAGGCATTTGATTATCGATTTGTTGCTGTGAAGGTGATTGTCCTCCAGATTGACCTTGACTTGGTGCTGTATTACCATCATCTTCAAAATCAAAGTTCTTGATTGATTTATCTGTACCATTAATACTGTTGATTACAAAGTTTACAAAACCTGGTGAACTTTCCTCTGTTGGTTCAGCCATTTTTTGAATGTCACTTGTTAAGTTTTCCCATCCTTGTGGTAATTGACCTAAATCTTGACGTTGGTAAACTTCTGCTTTATAACTTGTATCTGTTCCTTGACCTGTACGATATAGTTTAACTGCAAAGGCATGGTTTTCTGAGATAAAATTTAAGTTAGAATCTTGTGTTGGCATTAAGTTTTCATCTTGTAACTTAACTGATAAGTCGTCAAATAATGTTTTTGTTAATTCCATAGGTGCTACAAGAACATTACCCATAGGGTCTACTTGATATTGGAATTGACCTTGATTAGATACTAATGGGATTACGTTTACTAAATAACGTTGTGCAGGGTTTGTATTATAGTCATTAATCTTAACGTTATTATTCTTCCAGTTAGAAATAAATGAATCTAATACTGATTCTCCCATAGTGAATGGTAATGTGAATGGTGAACTTGTAGCTGTTCCATCACCTTTAACATAGTTTAAGAAAATACTACGGAATTTACTAAAGAATTGAAGACCTTCTGTATCTTCTTGTGTTTTAACTCCTGGTAATACACGTACAATAATCTCAGGGTTTTGTTTATTTAAACGAATTGTTTTATTCTTTGGTTGGTATCTCTCTTGTTGGTTATTATTGAAATTACTCTCTGTACTTTGTTGTTCTTGTGATAAAAAATTACTAAATGAATTCATCATATTTATTCCTCTCCTAATTAATATTGTAGTGGACTTGTAATACCACCATTTTTATTTGTTTTTCTTTGTTCAGCACCTAAGTGTGTTAGAGCATTTACCCTTTGCTCGAAAGCTTTGACTATATAATTTAATTGTTTAGTCTTATAAGACCAATCCTCTACAATGTTTAATTGATTCTGATAGTTTTGATTAATAAACACATCAGCCTCAATCATATCTTTTGTAGGCTTTTCACCTTTTTGCTTATAGGCTTGTCTAACTGTTAAGTTTAACTGACTACCTATGGTTTCTAACTTTCTTTGCTCTGCTTCATAATATCGTCTTACAATTTCTAATAATGAAGCCCAATAAGCATACTTGCCTGACTGCTTCATAAACTCTTCGTTGATATTATTCTCATCAATCATTAATTCATCATTAATGTTAAGATTTTCCCTATTACCATTCTTATCAATGATTGTAAAAGTATCAAAATCTAAACTATCAACATAAATTTCCATCAAATTCCTCCTTTCCAGTTACCTATCTATTATAACATCTGTTTCCATTCTTGTCAAGCTCGATATTTCATACACATAAAGAAACATATAATAATTAAGATTAGATTAACTACTTCTGTTATAATAACATGTATATAAGCATTTGTCAATAACAAATTAAGTATTAAAAATAATATAGCCATTCCTAAAATAAAGTATAGTAAAGGGCTTGTACCTACTGCTGTTTTCCTTACTACAAATCTAATTATCTGGTCTACATATGCTAAAATAATTGTTATTGTCGCTATAGACTGTAAACTGCTTAGTGAAATATCAAATACAAAGTAAACCATTAAGTTTATTACTATATATAGTATTGTATATAATATTCCGATTGCTTGGTATCTTAATATATTCTTCCAAGCTAACATAATTAAAGCTAAAAACATATTACAACCTACTACAACAATATTTACAATATCTGCTCCTGTGATAATTAAAGTGTAGAAACTAAATGAAACTGTAGTTAATACCAGTTCCCAAAATAATTGTGATACTCCTTCTACGCTCTTATCTATATACATAGCTCTTAATCCAGGAAGATAGCCTACAATGTATAGTATCCCAGATAAAAAGAATAATATCCATGCTAGTGCTTCTATGTTCATTGTTCTTTAATCCTTACTTCTTTTATTTTTAAACTATGATATTTCGTTTCTATTGTATCTTCCAGTATTCCATTAAAGATTACATCACTACTTATAATTAATGAAGAATGTTCTCCTGTGATAATTAGCTCAATATTACTATTATCTAATTTATTAGTATGTTCTATAACAAGTTCATACCCTATTTTTCCTTTACTTTCCAATTCTAAAAATTTGTACATATCAATATTATGTTTTTCAAGATAATCTATTCTTGATTTTTTCGATAACTTAGAAAACACTCTAGGTTCTTGTTCTCTTGCCATTACGTATTACTCCCTAATTTTTCTAATCTCTTTAAAACTTCTTCCCAAGAGATAAATCCCTCTCCATTGGTCAATGACAAAATCATGCCATAGATAAATTGGTTCGTACTAAATTCAGCTCTATCAGGGTCATTGTAAGGTTTACCATGCCCTTGACGAATATCTGAACAATAAATTAAAACAGGTTTATTTACAATATCTACAGCTAATCTATAAGCATCATTAAGATGTTCGTCAGATATAACACTATTATTATCTACAGTATGCTTAGCTTTATTGATAGTTTGTTGTGCTTGGTGTTTCATACCTAATAAGATACCTAGCTCTGCAATTGTCCCTAATCCTTCATTAAGAATATCAAATACAAAAATATCTGATTCTTGCATAGCTTTAAAATCGTTACTTAAGATACGTTCCGCTAACTTAGTTTGTTCTGCGTTAGCTTTATCATTAATTGATTTATCTTTATGAGGACTATAAGGAGTTACTCCTATAATGCCTTCTACTTGTTTATGTTGTTTGTCTCTATAATCTACCATAGCTTGGTTAAGTAGATGACCTCCTAGATAACAAACTTTATCTTTAATATAATTAGTCATTTATCTTTTCTCCTTTTAACTTAATAATGTTATCATAGAACCTATAATTAATACTCCAACCATACATACTACTGATTGAGTTAAATACATACTACTTGTAATTTCATTTCCATTTTTAGCTTCTTTAATAGAAAGAAAACTGTATACTAATTGGAATACAAATAAAGCAATCAAAAACATAAAAGCTACTGTCATTATTTATCCTCCTTTTTATTTACAATTGCTAAAAGAATAATACTCACACTAGCTAAAAATGCTAGTACAATTAAACCTGGTAGGTTTAGTACTGTAGATAAGAATAGTGATAAAGCACTTACTACGTATACTAAACCACATAATACAATTGTAAGTAATACAATCGTTACCATTTTAATAAACCAGTTACTATTTAAAAATACATTAGCTAAGTAATTCATTTATAGTCATCCTATATAATCATCGCCAGCCTCTTGACTAATTTCGTATTCCCTTTCAATATCTTCTTCTGATTTACCTTGTAATCTTCTGCAACTTCACCATATTCATCAAATAAAAAATCTAAAAGTCCCATTATAAAACCTCCTCAAAGTCGTAGTCTAAAGCATCTAATACTTCTGTTAATATTAAGTGTTCTTGGTCTAAGCTAACTGTTGTTGTTTTTAAATCATTATCTAAAATCTCTGCGTAATAATCTTCTACAAAATCCATTGTAATTGAATGTCCTTCCGAATCCTCAACAGTATAATACCCTTGACTTCCATCTACTTCTAATCCTTCGTTTTCTAATACTTCAATAATACGGTTTTGTTTTTCTGTAATCATTTAAATCTCTCCTTTAATTTTATATATTAATTGTACCACGACTCAAAAGTAATGTCAATCATTATTTTAAATTATTTTCCACCTTCTTCTGAAAATCTACTTAGTTCTTCAATTTGAGCTTTAAGCTCTTTGTTTTCTTTTCTTAGTTCCTCATTCTCTTTGATTAGTGCTTCTTGATAATCTGTATCGTATTTATTCATTTATATCTCCCCTTAATCAAATTTTCTCCATTCTTTAATAAAATCTTTATATTCTTTATCTTCGTGTTCCCAAGTTAAAGTAATCTCACCATCAATATCTCTGTAAAGTTTAGCTTCTATATTACTTGAGTCATAGTATCTACGATAATCCAAATCCCTTTTCTTTTCATTTTCATTGAATTCTTCTACATAACCCTTAAGTGTTGTTAATATAGATTTATTAATATTTTCATTTGATTCTAATTCTAGTTTTCGTTTAGGGACGGAAACATAACTTGCCCAACCTACATAGATAGGTAGTATTGTATAATCTTTATACCCTTTCATATCTAAATTAACAAGTACGTAAACTTGGAATGGATAAAATTCATCTTCATAATCCTCCCAAATCTCATGAACTTTATCTACAATTGGTTTAGGTTCTTCATTTTCTTTTTGCCTAACAACAAGTCTCTCAAAGTCTCTGAATGGGCTCGTAATGAGCAATTCATTACCATATACTTTTAAGTCTTCAAAGTTAATCATTACAATTCCTCCAATACAGTATTAAGAGTTTCAAAGAATTCTTCTTCTTGTTTACGTTCATTTAATATATAATCTGATTCTTTTTTAACTTCTTCTTTAATATATTCTACTAACTCTTTAAGTCCTCTTAGTTCTTTACTATTCACTACAAAATTATAATCACTTATATGGTAAACATCTATATCTACTTTTCTTAAACTTCCTGGAGTATTGTCTGCAAATCCCATATACAAGTATGGTATAGATACATGAAAGTCTATAACTTCCATTTTTTTTCTCACGTTATATAATTCAAATATTCCGATTGTTAATTTTTCTTTGTTTTCTTTAGACAAAAAATATTTTTCTAATAAATCAATCATATTATCTCCTCCTTTATTTCTAATACAAGTATATAATAAAAGGAAACCTAAGTCAATAGGTTTCCTAAACTTTTTTTAAATTTCTTGATATAAATGTTTCTGTTCTTCCACTTGACTAATTGCTTCTTTATATTGCTCTTCATTAATTTTCTTAGATTCAAAGTAATCACTTAATTTATCTAATGCTAAATGATATTTAATGTATCCTTGATAGGATTTAAAAGTTTCTATCTCTTCTTCATCATATTCAACAGCATCATTATAGTTAAATCCTATTTCCATATCTGCATCTATAGGGTATCTTATCTTTTCTCCTTTATAGTCTACAAATAAGAAATCAAAAGGTAAATTCTCCATACAAGTAAGAATAACTTTAGACATTGTTTTAACTTCTTCTGGAGGGCAATCTACAACTATACTATCATGTACTGTAGCTACTAATTTACTTCTCATATTTCTTGTTTGAATATATTCATCTATATATGTTATTGCCATATTAGTAAAGTAAGCTCCCCCACCTTGAATAACTGTATTAAATGATTGTCTTAAAGCTTCATTCTTTTTCTTTCTATCTGTACTTTGAGCATCTGCTAAAAATCTTCTATGTCCATTCATTGTTTCTACATAACCATTTTCCTGAACAAAATTATGAACATCATCTATAGATTGTTTAACTTTAGGTTTAGTAGCATAATATTTATTAAATATATCTTCTGCTTCATCTACAGTCATATTATTTTTCCCTGCAAACGATTGCGGTGTTTCCCCATAAGCTAAACCGAAGTTAACAGCTTTACTAGCTTGTCTTTCTTCTTTAGTTACTTCATCTACAGGTTTTTTATACATAATACTTGCAGTAGCTTTATGAATATCTTCCCCATTTAAAAATGACTCTAACATATTTTCATCTTTAGTATATAGTCCTATAACCCTCATTTCAAGAGAACTATAGTCTGCCATTAGATAAATACCATCTTTAAATCTAGATGTATAAGAACGTTTAATTGGGTGCCAATAATCAAAATCACTAACGTTATTTGTATGTGCAGGTTGGTTTTGAAGATTCGGATTATTACTTGAAAGTCTAGAAGAGGCAGTACCTGTTTCGTTAAAGTTACCATGAACATTACCTGTCTGAGGATTAACTATTTTAGGTAACTTCTTAGTGAAACTATTTCTCTTAGTTTGAAGACTTGCATAATACTGTAATAATTCAACAAACTCTTTTGTACCTTCATTTACATCTAATTCACCTAAAATATATTTTAAAGCATTTTTATCAGTTTTATAGTCTGACCAAGATAATTCACTTTCTGGAATATTTGCATTGAAAGGTTTATCTTTTACATACTGTTTGTCATAAGGTAAATGTAATCCTAAAATATCGTAAAGTATTTCACCTTTATGTTCTCCTGAGCTTGGACTAAACTTCCATCCTCCATCTTTAAACTTAGTTCTATATTCAGCTAACTCTTTATCTCTATCTTTAGGTGGTTTATTCTCAAATTCTTCTAAACCTTTTTCAAAGAGATTATATCTTATTTCTTCAAACTCAAGTACCGCCCAATGTTTTCTCATTTCTTCGTGAGTCTTTTCCATTTCTTCTCTATAAGCCTTATCATTATTTTCCATATAGTCTAGGTCTGTATGGAACCCATTACTTTGTATTCTGGCTAATGTTCTTGTTAGTCTTGGGTAATCTTCCTTTAGAAGCCTAAGAACTTTAGGTCTATCTTGCTTCTCTAACTTTCTTAATACTTCACAATAAATTCTTCGACAAACATCAACGTCTCCACTAGCGTAAGGGTGCATTAGTTCTACAGGGAACCAATCATAACTAAATTTACCTCCATCTACTTCATTAATAACATTCTTCTGTTCTCTGAATTTATTAATTAAGTTAATAGCTGTAGTTATTGTGTATTCCTTACCTTTATCAGATAAGTTCATATACTCTTCTGATTCTTCTAACACATTTTGATTAATGTGTTCTTTTGTTACAACTTCTGGGTTAAGATTTAAGTTAGTGTATTGTTCTTCTAAATCTTTAGTGAAATCAATATTGTCTTCTATCCACTTCTTATACTCATTCGCTTTAATGCCATATTCTTTTTTAGCTATCTTCTTGTTTTCTTTCTGTATCTCTTTCATTTCTTTATCTAATTCTTTTAAGAGTTTTGTAATAAACCATACTTTAAAGTTTTCTAATGGCTCATCATACCCTCCCATATCAGTGGCTTCATAAGCTAAATTTGTAAGCCTTAAAGACTCACTTGCTTCTTGAGATACTGCTAAATACCAACCTACCTTAGTATCTTCATTACTTTCAAAATCTGTAAATCCTTCAGTAGTCATAAGGAAGTTAATATCATATCTACCGTTATGAAGGACTTTTACATCTTGATTATTAGCTAACCATTCTTTCATTAAACTTAACACTTCATCAATATCTTGTTGTCCATTAGCCCACTCAAAATCTGATTTGTATAAAGGTATTGTTACTCCTTGACCATTCTTCCAACTTAGAGATGTTACTAGAGCTTTACTTCCTTCTAAGTCTGGTCTTAATGAATTGGTTTCTAAATCCCATGCAGTTATATCTACACCATCATTCTCATCTTGTTTAACTTCTTTAGTAAATATTTCTCTTACTCTTTCAATATTATCTACAAACTCATATTTAACTTCTTTAGGTTTAAAGACTTCTTCACCGTTTTGTACGTATCTTTCTAATATGTCCATATCAGCTAAGACTTGTCTTTCACTGTTTTTATTTACATTTGTGTATTCAATACTGTATGTTGGTAGTACCCAAGTAGAAACTTCCCCTATATCTATCTTTTTAGGAACCCCTCTAACAGAACCTAACTTAGTTACATTCAATAACATCTTAATACCTAATTTACCTGTAGGTACTATAATATCTGGTTTAATTTCTTCTATTCTAGCTTTAAGTTCTTCCATGAAAGGTTTAGCTTCTGTTAGCTTTACATCTTCATATTTGATAACCTTACCATAGTTATTGTAAATAGGTTGAGGAATTTGATTATATACATAGTCAAATACATAGTCTTTACGTTGTCCATCTCTTCTTAAACTTGTTGTTGATTCTATAACTTGTTTAAATGTTTTACCATTCTGTGTTTGCAAGTATTTCCAATGTCCATTATTGTCGTAATGGTCTATTCTAATAAAGTCTAATAAAAATAAAACTTTCATTATCTCACCTCAATATCTACAGTATCATGGTCTGACCAAGTGTCTAACTTAACATTAGTTTCTACCTCTATATCAGATAAAACATCCTCTATACCTTTATAAATATCCTCTGAGAGTTCATCTTTATCAATAACACCTTTATTAAAAGCTTCTGCTATCACAACTTCAATAATAGTTTTAAATTCTATCTCGTTAATCATAACCTCCTTATCAACTTTTAGATGTCTAAATAAATCATAGTTCTCAAATAAATCTCTAATTGTAATTTTCATCTTAACCTCTCCTTTTATTCGTTATGTATATAGTGTATCACAAACAAAAAAAGAAAGCAAGTACTAATTGCTTTCTGTGTTTATATCTTCTATCGCTTTTTCTAGTTGTGTTAATGGTTTAAATTCTATATATTTTCTTTCTGGTAATTCAAAGTATTCTTTATTAAAACCATCATATGCTTTCTTACTTGGTCTAGTCTTAATCTCTAATTGAAATAGTTTATGATGTTTGATTTTCTTATGTCCTTCTGATATAAATTCTGCTATACTATCTTCTTCGGCTTCTAGTATTTCTTCTATATCTCTTATAAAATAACCTGTCTTATCAGATATTCTTCTAGCTAAGTCTTTTCTGTTAATCATGAGGTTATATTATTCTCCTTTTTGACTTTAGTAATAATTTTAGATACTTCTTCGTAGTCTTTATCTGTGTTTGTTATTATATAGAGATACATTTTCCATACCGATAATGGGAGTCTTAGTTTAGTTGTAAAATCATATTTGTAATCAGGTTTAACATCATACCCTTCCCCATCATAGAAGTAATACTCTTCTTGGTCTTCTTGGATACTTGTTAGTCTAGGAAATGATAAATGAATCTCATCTACACTCATCTTCAAACTATATAGACCTTTAATAATAAGATAAGGGTTAACATAAGGGAAAGTAATAGCTACATCAATAACTACTTTCACACCCATATAACTTAAAGATATATTATCAATTTGTTTATCTGTGAAATCTTCTTTCATTTGATAAACTACAGTAGAGTTTTTATTATTAGATAATTGTTTAAATACATAGTAAGGAACAACTGTATCTGTATAAAATGTAACCCCACTACTATGTGAACATATCTTTTCTATAAGTCTATCATTATTATATTGTTCATTAAATAACATGTACTTCTTATCTGTCTTAGCTTTGTATCTCTTAGACTTCTTTTCTAATTCATTCATTTCTTTTTCTATTTCATCTTCATTAAGTCTAGTTACTTTTATGTACTCTTGGAATTCATCTTTTGTCTTTGTATGAATGTTAAAGTACCTATCACTATTATATATAGTCAGTGTTTTATTTTTACCCAACTTTAACTCTCCTTTAATTTTATATTAAAAAACACCACTACCCTGTTACATATATTATAACATAAGTAGTGGTGTATTCAAAATATAATTAGCTTAAACTAATTCCTAAGTCTTTTACTAAAGCATCCATTTTATTAATACCTTCTGTAGGTTCTTTTATTTCTTTTTGAGAAACTAGTTCTCCATCTTTAAAACCTAATAGTGTAGGTACTTCTTTAATATCAAAATACTTTTCTACAGTTTCTTTTCCTTCTTTAGCTTGGTCTGTATTTAAGTTAACTGAGTGAATATCTAATTGTAAGGCATCTATATAACTTCCAATACCAAACTCTAACATAGAACAAAAACCACAATTATCTTCACTAATCATTACTAATAACTTATCATTAGTTCCAGCTAAAGTTTCTAATTCTACTAAACTTTCTACTTGTTCAATCTTTTTAGGCTCCATAATAATCTCCTTTATTGTTAAGCTTCGCAATTAATACATAGTTTTGATAGGTTGAATTGTTGTGCTGCATTAGTACCATGTTGGTAATATAATGATTTAATTCCATTAGCCCAAGCAAATAGGTATAATTCATTTAATTCTTCAGAAGTAACATTAGTAGGATTAACCATAATATTTAGAGATTGTCCTTGGTCAATATAATATTGTCTTGTTGCTGCTTGGTCTAAAATATTATATTGGTTGATTTCTCCATAAGTCTTGAATACTTCTTTTTCTGTTTGGTTTAGGAAATCTAAGTGTTGAACAGAACCATCAGTATCTCTAATACTTTCCATTACTTCTTTTGTGTCCTTACCTTTTTCTTGTAATAATTCTTTTAGATAAGGGTTAATCATAGTTTTTTTAACTTTAGCAGTATCAACAACATAGTAGTTACTCATGAAAGGTTCTATTGATTTAGAAACTTGTCCAAGAATGAATGAACTTGAAGTTGTTGGAGCTACAGCGAGTAACGTTGTGTTACGTCTACCATACCCTTTTAGAATTTCTGGTTCTCCTAATAAGTTTGCTAATTCTTCACTTGCTTTATATGCACGTTTTCTTATTAAAGCAAATATTTGTGAATTTAATCTACTTGCCTCCACACTTTCAAAAGGAATAAGTTTAGATTGTAAGTATGAGTGCCAACCTAACACACCTAAACCTAAGGCACGATTTTCTTTAGCAAAGTTGTAAGCACGCTCCATTAATTTAAAAGCTTCTACTTCTTCTCTATCTCGTGAATCTCTCATTAATTCTAGGTCTGAAATAAACTCACTCATTACTGCATCTAAGAAATAAATCATTGTTTCTACTGCATCAGTGTCTTTCCATTCTTCATATTTAACTAAGTTCATACTAGATAAGTCACAAACAAATGACCAATCTTCTTTATTAGGTAACATTATCTCTGAACATAAGTTTGAGTTGTTAATTAATAATCCTTTATCTTTATAAACATCTACCGTATTTTTATTAGCATTAGTATGGAAGAATATATAAGGGAAACCTAGTTGAGTTCTACGTGTAAGTACTTTAGACCATATTCTACGTTTCTCTGTATCACCATTAATCATCTCTAACATCCAGTCATCTGTAATAGATACTGCATGTGTCATGTTTTGGATTGGGTTACCTTCTGTACCTATTTCTAAAAATTCATCAATATCAGGGTGGTCAATAGGTAAGTAAGGACTAAAACGTCCTCTACGTGTGTTTCCCTGAGATACTACATCTGTTTCTGTTTCAAATAATTTCATAAAATGTACAGAACCACTTGTTTCACCATTATCAGTGATTTTAGCACCTCTAGGTCTTATTTCACCAAAGTAACCGCTAGTACCTCCTCCATACTTACTCATTATTCCTACTTCACTGGCAGAGTTTAAAATACTTGGTATGTTATCTTCAACATAACTACCAAAACAACTTATACTTAATCCTTTACCTTTACCAAAGTTAGCCCATACAGGACTTGATAAGGAATAAAAACCTCTACCCATGTAATCATAAAATTTATCTGAAAAGCCTTCGATACCTAAAATATCTTCGGCTTTATCTGCTATATCTTTAATTCGTTGTTCAGGTGTCTCACCCTCACTTAAGTACCCTCTTTCTAAGAATACTCGTGAATCTGTGTTTAACCATTCAAAGTTTGCCAATATCTATTCTCCTCCATTAATTACCTAGTGTTAACATTCTCATTCTTAAAATCTCATTAACCTTGTCTTTAGACAGTTTTTCTTCATTTTCCTCAAACTCTGAATTAGATGAGAATAGTGTATCTTCTGTTACTGTATTTGTAAATTTAGTATAGTTAACAGAACGTTTAGATAAGAAATCCGTTAGTTTCGTACTAATAACTTCATCATCAAACCATGCTGTTTCTGCTAACACTTCTTCATCAATTTTAAATAATTTTTCAAATCCGATTGATTCTAAAGAATTGTTTAATCTGTTTTTAATAAATTCTTTTACAGTACGCTTAGGTAAGAACTCTAACTCACCGTCTTCATATAACCAGTCTAAAACTTTTTTCTCTGTTTCATATGAATGTTCGCATGCTTCATATACTGTACGTTTCATTTCCCCATCGAACCATTCAGGATGTTCTCCTCTTAAGATATTAATAATTTCAATACCAAATAGACCATGAATTTGTTCTTCTTTAGATGTAGCCTCAATAGCATTAGATAACCCTCTGAATAGGTTCTTATGTTTATTGAAACTCATCATGATTAAGAATTGACTGAATAATGATACATGCTCAATAAATAGTGAGAATAGTAATACTGACAGTACATAGTCTCTATTATCTTCACTCTTACTTAATTTAGTGTGCATAGTAAGCTCATCTACACGCTCTCTTAATGCAGGTATATCGTCTATATGTTTAAATTCTTCATTTAATCCTAACAATTCTAGTAGGTGAGAGTAAGCATCAGCATGTCTAACTTCTGATTCTGAGAACGTTGCACCAACTGCACCTGTTTCCCATTTAGGCATACGATGATATAGGTCACCCCAAAATGTTTTAACAGCAACTTCAACTTGTGCAATAGCTAACATAGCATTTTTAATTGCAGTTCGTTCGTGAGGTTTAACATTTTGTTTAAAGTCTTGAATATCACTTGTATAATTAAATTCGGTATGAATCCAATAACTGTTTCTAATAGCATCTGCATATTCTAGTAATTCAGGGTATTCATAAGGTTTTAATTCTTTTCTTGGTTTAAATATATCTCGTCTACGTTCTCTATCTCTTTTGTCTCTATACAAAATAAAAGCCTTAGCAGTATCTTTATACTTACTACCAAGCAATACTTCTTCCACTGTATCTTGAACACACTCTACTGTAAGTGTCTCTTCTTTTTCTTCTAATAGACTATCTACATCTTCTACTAAAGTATCGATATTATCTTCCAAGAACTCATTCGTTTCTGTATTAGCTCTTAGGATAGCATTTGTTATTTTATTTAGGTCATACTCCACAACAGACCCGTCACGTTTCTTAATTTGCGTAATCAATCAAATATCCCCTTTTTATTTATGTTTTTCAATCATTTCCTCAATTTTTTCTTTAGGTGCAAAACCATTAATACTATCTACTTTTTCTCCATCTTTGTATAGTATCAATGTAGGAATACTCATAACTCCAAGATTTGAAGATACATCAGGTTCTTCATCAATATTAACTTTAAGAACATCCAGGTCATTAGATTCTTCACCGATAGCTTCTACAGAAGGCATAACCATTTTACATACACTACACCAAGGTGCCCATAAATCAACTAGGTTTAACCCTTCTTTTGTTTTATTATCAAAATCTTTTGTTTCTATATCAATTACTGCCATTATTAAACATTCTCCTTATAATTTATCCATAATATTTTCTATAGCCTTGTCCTCATCTTTATTATCTTTTGTAGTTTCACTTTCTATCACTTTATAAGGTTCAGGCTTAAAATCGTCATAGTGATATTTAATATAGGAGGTCTTAAAACTGGTCAACGTATCAATGGTCATTATCATTACATCAAAATATTGTTTATCTTTTCTTATATTTTCAGTAATGAAATCCGTTCTCATGATAGGCTCACCTGTGTCTCTTACATCTTCATATACACTTTCAATATATGGTAATGCTACAAATGTGTTAGCTCTATTCCTTGTAAATATCAAACAAGGAGCTTTACCTATTCTATTTGAATCAGTGATTACTTGCTCCCACCAAGTATGTGGTTCTTTGTTATTAAGCATTATATTTTCTATTGTCCAATTTTCTCTATGCTTACATTCTATTACTAATGGAAAGTTAGCTTGCGGAGGGGCAACTATATCCCCTACCGCATTATTATCAGCTAACCAATGAGAACCTCCTGATTGAGGAGTTCTAGAAAACTTGAACCCCCACCAATCACCAAGGACTTTAGCAATCTTTCTCTCGAAAGTATTACCTTTTTGTTTACTATTAACCATTATTTATCGTCTTTCTTGAATTGGACAACTTTCTCATCAGATTTATTTTCTTTTTCTTCTGCTTCTTGGTCTTCTTTGAATTTCTCTTGGATTTCTTTCTCTCTTTCATCAAGAGCTCTTTCAATATCTTCTGTAGTTACATTAATTTTATCACGTAAAATAAAGAATACTGAGTCTAACATTGCTGTTAAGTTGTTAATATCACTTTGAGTTTCTAGTCTTACTAAATACTGTGCAATTGTAGAAGCATCAGCTAAGTTTACTGTTCTCTTAGATAAACGTTCTA